CAAGTGCTCTGTACAAGTGCCACACATCATCGTCGTTGACTTCTTCATTCATTTGATAAGGAACCTTCTAGATCCGGGAACCTCCCGGACGAACTGATCGTACATTTTAGGATACGCTTCTTGGAATGCTTTAGGGTCAAACTTCCTAGACCCCTTAGCAGACTTCCAGGTAGCCAGAACACTACCATCAACAGCGGTTAGAACGTCCCTGTCGCGCATGAAACGCATCACTGCTAACTTGTGCTGCTCCTCGGCGTCCTCGATGCTCTTACGCTGTTCTGTGAGGCTGGAGAGCCTAGCTAGGATAGATTCAAGTTCAGCATTGGCAGTTGCTACAGATGACTCAGACTGTGGGAAGAGCAACCTAGCCTGCTCGATAGTCTCAGGTTCAGGTTCTGTCTTGCTGGCAACATATCCCCACCATTTAGCGCACCACTTAACGTGGTCCAGCATCATGTCAGGGGTGACATCTACCGGAATAACCTGTAACTCCTGGCCTCCCAGCAGCACTGCCAAGTAGACCTTGCTGATCCCGTGAACTGTAGCCTCGTGGATACACTGCACTCTGTCGGCATCAGGCATGATCCCAGACTCATCAAACTTCTTGCGCTGACTGCCGTTGTAGTTCTTGGCTTCAACCAGGAAAGAACCATCAGCAGCAATGAAGTCAAAGTGAGAACGTAACCAAGATTCTCTAGGATGGGTCAGAGCATAGTCAGCATCCTTAAGCTCAACCTGCAATCGTTCCTGCACGAGCCTGCCGATCACTGGCTGCATGACGTGACCCATCTTGACGTTCTCCTTCTCGGAGATGTCTTCAGGAATGATCTTGCCCTGCTTGACGAGGATAGCCTCTGCTGCTCGACCATTAGCAGCCATCCTGGAGTCACCGGACCACCAAGCAGAGTTGCGGATCTCGGGGCTGAAGTCACTCATCGTTGTGTCCCTCTGTTGGTTCGAAGAAAGCAGCAGGCATCCCGCACTTGCCATCTAAGAAGGTGCGTTGGTTGAATGCGTAGGTATAGAGCTTTGCACCAGAGACTGGGTGCAGGGTAAAGAACGCACCACACTTTGCTAGTGCGTAGTCATCGTCACCAGGACGAGGCATGAGATGTTTGCAGTGTATGCAGAGTTTCATAAGATCACCTATAGATAAGATACGAGAGAGACTGAACTAGATCATATATAAAACAGGTTGTCAACTGTGCCCGTTAACGGTGGTTAGCGGTGCTTATCGGTGGTTAACGGTGACTGTTCGTTCCTGTCAGATATTTCGGACAAAAGAACCTCCAAGGTGGTATGCCCTACCAACCCCACCCGCAGGGTCACTCATCTATACAGATGGTTCCTGCCAGTGCTCGCTTGACGCCAGATTCATTCACACTAGACCTGAGACCACCCAGGAGGGCTAGTGCTTGTGCAGTCGCTCTGGAACGCTGCGAGGCTTGCAGGGGGTGGTACTCCCTAGCCTATGTTCTCTTCCCTGCGGCCCATCTAGGCCCACTTCTGACGCGAGGAGTGCGGTCCTGGTCTGCAAAAAAAACCCCTTACTGCTGCGCCGGTCGTACCCTCGTATAGAGGCGGCGCATGAGTAAGGAGTCTTCTGGTTGCGTACGACCACAACAGGGTAAACCCTAACACAAAAAAAAAACCCAGATCAAGCAACCTGGGTTCAACGGTCTCACAGACCGAGAGGAGACAGCACTAAACAACCTCTATCTTACACCATAAATTGCTACTTGCTTCATCTTGTGCACGACATGGTAGGGTCTACGGCCAACAATGCAGAGATCCCTTCCCTCTCCTTGCTCCTTGAACGTGGTTCCAGGGTACTGACATCTACCTTGCTTGATCATTTTTGACTGATACTCGAATGTGCAGTCCTCGCAGTACTCATGAGCACCAGCCGGTGGGTGAAGCCTAGCCGTGTGTACCCAGTCTAGAAACTCCATGCGGGATGAGAAGCAGTCGGGTGTCATAGGACCTCCAGGATAGCGTTGAGATGCTTGATAGCATCATCTACTGCTAGTGCTTCCTCGCGTGGGGTCACGGGTTGAATCATCAGAATGTAGTGAGCAGAGTCTAGGGCACTGAGAGCCTTTAACAGTACTGGCTTCATCGCATGGAAGGCTTCTTGCCTGCCGAGATTATAGTAGTGATCGGATGACTCGTGCATTACCTGACGACCGAACTCTAGAACCCTCTGCTCTATTTCTTTCTGGGGGAATTTAACCCCTCTCCAGATCTGCATCATCTGATAGTCATTCATTTCTCGCTCCTCATCAATATAATGATCAGGCACATAGCAGACGACAGCCCTACCGCACAGATAAATGGGTCTCCGATCATAGCTGATGCTATACCCAGTGAGAACATAATAACTATCATTGTTTGCATGATATTGGTCATGATTACTCCAGATAAGATGGGGGCTCACAACCCCCCGGTGAGATTAAATGCAGTAGACAGAACGGTCAGTTGCTCCGTTGATCCAGCGTGGAGTCTTACCCCTGCCGGACCAAGTAGCGCCCGACAATGGGTCTCGATACTTTGCGGCAACCTTGTTACCAGG